CAATCGGGTGGAACAGGAACACTATTATTTACAGGAACAACAGTAAGTCCAAGATGGAATGCGTTAAACCTTGGTTGTACTACTAACACCACACAACAATTATATTCAATCAACAACAATATTGAGTTAGCGGAGATAATGATATATAACTATGAACTATCTTCTGCAGAACAAGAAGCTGTTGAACTCTATTTAAGAGACAAGTGGAGATATGACGAATGGGCATCACCTGTCCCGACTCCGACCGCAACTCCTCAAGTTACGACGACTCCGACTCCGAGTGTTTCTCCAACCGTAACGACTAGTCCGACACCGAGCTCAACTCCACCAGCATTTTCACCATCGGGGGTAACAAACCTTCAGTATTGGTTTATGGCTGATTCAGGGGCTACAGTTTCATCTTGGACAAACTATGGTGGACAAGGGGGTTCAGCAACACAAACAGCAGCTGCTAACCAACCCGTTATTAAAACTAACTCAACTTTAGGCTCATTCACAGGTACATCAGTTCAATTCTTGAATAGTGCTGATTTTATGACTGGTACAACCTCATCACTCAACATACAGAATCATACTTCTTATATTGTCTACAAACCTGTTACTTCATCATCTAGTAATTTTTCAATTGGATTATTATCAGCAACAACATACAATTGGTTTTATCAAAACTGGGAATCAGCTGGTACTGGTTCTACAAGGATGAATAGAGGTCAATATAGGACACCTGCTGTAGACGGAGCACCTCACTTGATTGTAAGTTCAGGTTCAACTACGGGGGTAATAGCAAGTAGAAATGATGTCTTAGGTGTAAGTGCGACAACAGCGACGACAGGGGTTTTAACTGATAGATATAACCTAGCTGGTGGAGGCGGAGCGAATACTGCTGATTATCAATTATTTGAGTGGATATTCTATTCTCGTCAATTAACATCTACAGAACACGCTAATGTTATCAATTATCTTAAAACAAAATATCAATATAACACATGGTAAACTATATCATTTTTATCAATGAGCAAGAAGCTCAAAATTTAATCACAAGAATCAATACTTGTATGGGTTATCCATCTGGTGGAACAACCACTTATATGAATGCTCCTGATGTTATGTGTGAGTTTGATTTGGAAACAGGTGAAAAACAAAACATTGGATATGGTATTTTGATTAAAGATTTCATTCTTGATTGTTTAACAACTCAAGAAAAAGAAGAGGTTTTTGCTCTTCCATCAAACATTAACACTTGTTCCTTCGTGGTTTCAGGAGCAACAGCGAATATCTAATTATGTCTCAACAAAGGAGAGTATTTTTAAAGACTTGGTGGTCACCATATCTTGGGGAGTGGAGACCATTTCACGACAATTATATTTCAGCATATAACCCTGGTTGTACATTCTCAGGTAGTGCTGTGTTTACCCTTGTGCCACCTACTCCGAGTGTTACTCCAACTTTGACGATGACCCCAACCCCGAGTGTAACAACCACTCCAAGTAATACTCCTTCTGTGACTCCAACGGAAACTCCACAAATCACTCCATCAGTAACTCCGACCAATACCATCACTTCAACACCGACGATAACTCCTACGACAACCACGACCTTAACTGCAACGCCTGAGGTTACTCCGACCACAACAAACACGAACACGCCAACTCCGAGTGTTACAACAACCTCCACGATGACTCCAACTGTTACTTTAACTGCTAGTCCTACGACTACTCCTAATATCACGCCGAGTCCTACCAACACAATAACCCCAACTAGTACACAACCAACATTTGACCCATCATCACTTGGTAATCTTCAGTATTGGTTTAAATCAACTGAGGGAGCAAGTAGTTCATCTTGGACTAACTATGGTTTAATTGGTGGAGCATTGACTCAATCAGTTGGGGTTAATCAACCAACGATTATTTCAAACGATACATTTGGGTCATCTTACACAGGTCAATCTGTTAACTTTGGAGCACTTGATTTTATGACCTTGTCTCATCCAAGTTCAGCTACAACATTTACTGGTAAGACATTCTTCTTTGTCTCACAAGTTAATTCAAGAAGTGATGGTGGATGGTCAATCAATATTCAAAATGGTTCAGGTTATACCCTAAATAACAACATATGGGATTATCAATTCTATGGTGGGGTAAGTACATCTGTTTCAAGAAGTAAACCTGGTAGAAGAGAGTTTCTATTCACAACGGGATATACTTTATATGCCGCTTCAGGATTGACTACAACAGGATTTACAGCTTCGGTGAATGATACTCTTGGAACATCTGGAACGACATCTTATATTGGTGAGGTAGCTGATTGGATTAACTTTGGATATAGTATTAGTGGAACACCATTCACAAATAACATTTCCATGTTTGAATTCCTTGGTTATAATAAGTTATTAACTCAATCTGAATTTAACCAAGTGTTGAATTATCTTAAGACAAAGTATAACTATTCAACCCCTCCTGTTACTCCGAGCATGACTCCTACGAGAACACCAGCGGCAACTCCTACTTTAACACCTAGTCCGACCTCAACAATTCCCGTAACACCTTCAGTGACTCCGACAAGAACAAGTCCATCGTATTTATACTATAATGTTGAAGCTTATGATAAATCATCATGTACTCTTGTTACAACAGGTGTTCTTAAAATTGAAACACCAGCAGCCTTAACAATTGGTTTCCATTATTGTAATAGTGCTTCAACTTACAAATATAAACTATTGAGCCTAACCTCAGGTCCATCTTCAAATTTCCAAATGAATGTTCCTTGGGTTGGTCAAGCAAGCTGTGGAGGATTAACTTGTATTTAATATGGCATATTCAGTAATCATAACATTAACAGATGTGGGTTCAGCAGTTGGACCTTTTGACCTTTATTCAGATGTGGATAACTATGCAACCCCATTTGAGAGTAATATCCCTACCTCAGCCTTTACCTATGGTTATTACACAACCCTTGTCCCAAATAACACACTTACCATCAAGGTTCAATCACAAGGTGAATGTTTAAATTTTATATTGGCTGTGGTTCAGAATTTGCCTACATCAACAGTAACCCCGACCGTTACATCCACTCCGACCTCTACGATTCCTGTTACGCCATCTCCGACCGCAACTATTGGATTAACTCCAACCGCAACAACGACATTATCAGCCACGCCTACGGTCACTTCCACTCCTACGCAAACAATAGGTTTGACTCCTACGCAAACTCCTACGATGACTTCAACCCCTACCTTAAGCCCAACACCTAATGTTACTCCGACTCCGAGTACAACAACACCTGGTGGAACACTTTATGTTTACGCTAGATATGTGAACACAAGTCAGGAGTTTGGTTATACTCTAAATGGTGGTAGTTACATTGCAATTGGTCAACCTGGTAGTATGGCTTGTACTTATGTTCATAGTATTACAGGACTTGTTAATGGTGATGAAATTGACTTTGTTACACTACTTACTTGTGGTATAAACGGAGATACAGCCGATTGTCCAAACTCAACAACAGGTTGTGTATATACTCACACATTTGTGGGGACTACTTATGTCTACATAACTGTTGATGGAAGTGTTTGTTGTTAAAAATGAATAAAGAATGATATATCTACAACAAGGTTCATTAAATAATCAAGCGTTGGTTACCTGTTCAAGGAACAAGTCGTTAACTGGTGCTGTTACTTATTTGTGGACAGTTAGACACAAGTTATCACAACAGACTGCAAGGTTTATTCCGTATCGTGAACCATCTCTTGCTGTAGGTTATGAACCATCAAAAGACCTTTTCTATGTTTCAATTGATGATTCTTTACCTGAGGTTTTGATTGGTAGTCCAGGAAACAATGTGAATATCCATCTGATACCTGGCGAGTGGTATCTAAAAATTTATGAGCAGTATTCCACAACCAATTTACTTCCATCACAATCTTATGATGTTGTATATGAGGGAATGCTTATTGTTGAAACTGATAGTCCAATCGGAACACTAAACTATACTGGTACGACTGAGTCAGTTATCATATATCAAAATTAGCCCTATATTTATTAAAAGATGAAAAAAGTAATACAAAATGTCGGATTTGCCAATGTTGTGGATACCTTGATAAAATTTGAGGAGCGTGTAATGCGTGGTGTGCCTTGGGTAAGTTGGGGACAAGATAATATATTTGTTATGGGTCTATATGACCTATTGGACTTTTCTCCAATCCACAATGCTTGTATCCGTTCAAAGATTGATAATATTGTGGGTCAGGGGTTCATCACAGACTATCGTATTTCAACAAAAGAAACTTTAAATGATGTATTCAAGGATATGGTATTTGACTATATCGTAACAGGGAATCTATTCCTTGAGGTTATTTGGAAGGAAGATAGAAGCCAAGGTTTAGCAGGTTTACATTACATACCCTCAAAATATATGAGAGTTGGATTACCTGATAACGCTGAACTTGAGGTTGAGAAGTATTTTTATTGTAGAGATTGGTTAAACTTTAAGAAGGCGGGTGTTATTGAGTTTCATCAGTTTAACCCTAAAGATTTTACCAATCGTCAAATCGTTCATATTAGGGATAGGAATCCCGCATATTGGGCTTATGGAGCTCCGCAGTATCTAAGTGTCGTAAATGATATTAGACTCAACCACGCCATATCCGTACACAATTTGGGACTAATTACCAATGGTGGTTATCCTGGTTTATGGGTACACTTTAGTGATGGATTCCCTGAGTCTGAACAAGAAGAGAGAGATATCTTAAGACAAGTTGAACAAAGATATTCAGGTCCCAACAATAGCGGGCGTATAACTGTATCCTATTCGGATGGGGATTTAGGTAAGCCTGAAATCACACAGATTAGTTCACAGATGCAACAGGGAGCTTACTCTGAAATCTTTGAACTCATCCAAAGACAAATCCTATCAGGTCATAAGATTCCTGATGGGTCATTGATTGGTCTTCCTTCACCGACAGGATTTAATTCAGGTGCTGAACTACTTGAAACAGCTCACAAACTATTTATGAAGACATCAATTCTGCCAGTTCAGAATTTCTTGATTAGAGAGATTAAACCGTTGGTTGAACTTGTAAATGTCGGCATACCTGTTGACCTAAAAATTGAACAAAACACTGCACTATAATGACTGAAGTATTTTTTATATCAGAGGAATATTTGAAAACCAATACTGCAATTAACGAGAATGTTGATTCTGGTGAGCTTAGATTTTGCATACTCACTAGCCAAAATATAAACATTCAGGAGACCCTCGGCCAGCCGCTGTTTGAAGAAATCCAACAACAAGTATCAGGAAATACTTTAACCCCTGATAACAGATATCTATTGGACAAATACATTGTTCCTGCCACAACTCAGTGGGCTTATTATCATGGTCTTGATAATTTCTTCGTTAAGTGGGTAAATGTGGGTCTAGTTCAGAATAGGAATGAGCAAGGTTCAAACATTGATATTAGAACATTCAAATACCTCAAAGATAATGCAAGGTCAACTGCTGAATTCTATGACCAAAATATGAGAAGATGGTTATGTGCAAAATCAAACCTATATCCAAAATATAATGTTGTGGACATAGGTAAGATAATGCCTGAGAGAGGTTCAGCTAACCGTAGGTCAATTGCAATGAGGTCAGGTAATTTCTATCCTTATTGGTACGGACCTGTGAATTCCCCTATTCAAGGAGCATTCCCTGCTCAAGCTTAATTTTATACAAAACTTAAAGCTCCAAATCTTTTTCCATATTTTCTGTTATATTGATGAACTAATTCAAATCGTTCATCAAGTAAGTCTTTGATTGTAATACCCCATCTGTTATATACTCTATCAATAACAACCTCATTGCCATTCTTGATATGTTGAATCGTGCAAGTCAATTCACTGATTTCTCTTTCTAAATGTTTTTTTGATGAAGTAGTTTTCATTGTGTTTGATTTAAAGAACAAAGATAGGGAATTAAATTGAACTATTGAAATAATATTCCAAATTTATTGGAGAGGATGCTTGAGTATCCAAAAGGAATGACCAAGTCAAGAAATCACGAACAATGAGCATGTCCAATTCTTTTATTGTATTCCAATTTTGGTTCAACCAATCAGAATAAGAATCATCATCATTTAGTAGCTCGGAAATATACATATGGTTTCCAATAGACAATTTACCATTGTGCATTTGAGTGTCCAAAAACTCTGTTAGTCTTGTCTGAATTGTTGAGGCGAGATTGATTTTCATTGTGTTTATTTTTTAATGTTGAAGAACAAAGATAAATTAGTTTTCTGATTCAACCAAAATTCTTTCTAATAATTCTTTCCCTTGGGAAATCCATTCTTCCATAGCCTTAGACATCACACCTGTTGAGATGTAAATAAAGAAATCAGTATCAAATTCATACATATATAAATCAAAAAAATCATGTAATTCATCACAGTCAGTTCCGAATGTTTCAGTCAAAAATTCGTCATAGACAGGAAAGGTATCACCAGTTCCCTCGTACTT